AATATGCACTACGTGATCAGCGAGATTGACGCTCGTAGACTCGGTGTCATCGATCGCATCGAGATGTGTCAGGCGCACGGAGCACTCGCCGAAGACCTAGCCGCGTGCTCATTGCACACGGATCCGGATTGGAGGAGTGCTGCCACGTGGGCGCGCACCGTGGGCGCTGACCGCAGACTGATGATACTCGAGGCATAGCCGACTCCGCCCCTCCGCCACAAGCCGAGGGGCTTTCGGGGTGTCAGGGAAGGGAATCAACATCATGCCGGCTATCATCACCATTAGGCCCACCGCCCCCGTTGAAACCATCAACCCCGCCGTATTCGAATACGTCATTCGCGACGTCGTCCTGAAAGCCATGAATAGCGGGGAGTTGAACGAAGTGGTGGACGTCCGGACTTTCGCCGAGAGCTGCGTCATGACGCGCGACCGTGGCCTCGTACTGCGGACGATGACGGGGTGCGAATTCCAGATCACGATCGTGCAGTCGCGCTAGTGTATAACCACCAATGCCATCGAATAAAGAATTCACCCACCCGTCCTACGTAGCCGTGTCGTTCAGCCGGCGATCGGGCAACCCGCGGCTATTCGGGTCGAACTTGCCGACGCACTACGGGTACGTGACGCTCGTCGTCAGCAAGGCGACGTTGGTTCGGGACGACCATGACGACCAGTACGCGAGCAGCATCAGCGGGGACATCATCGAGATCGACTTCAGCTCGGCCCAGTTCGCCGAACTGTTGACGACGATGAATGTCGCGTGCGGGACGCCCGGCACATTGCGGCGGTTCCAGAACGCGCGTGTGCCAGAACCACCCGAACTACCGGGGCGGGTCGAGAACATCCAGACGGCGTTCGAAGTCGACCTGCGGGAGACGGCGGCTGAAGTCCTGGGAAAGGACGTACCGAGGGCGCGCGCGATCCTGGACCAGAAGTCGTTGACGAAGGCGGACCGGGCCGAACTGTTGAAGATGTTCGAACGGGTAGCCCAGAAGTTGAAGGACCACGTTCCGTTCATCGTGGAGATGTTGAACGAAGCCGTCGGGCAACGCGTATCGGCCGCGAAGGCGGAAGTCGACGCCGTGATGGCGACGACCCTAACCCGACTGGGTATGCGAACTTTGGAACAGGTGAAGGAGTTGGGCGATGGATCGAAGTAGGGATTCGGTGAACGAATCGGTGACGCTTGGCATAGGTGAATGTGCCCTGGAACGTCCGAAGGCGATCCTGGTTGCCATGCCGGACGAGTTTGAATTGTTGGTCGATCGGTGGATTCCCAAGTCGGTTATCCACGACGATTCCGAAGTGTACCGGGCGGGTACTTCGGGCAAGGTTGTAGTCCTGGCCTGGTGGGCGCACGCACAGGGGATCGTGGAGGCTGAACTACCTAGCGTCACACTACCCGACGAACGTCGGTCACAATTGCCGATGAAACCCCCGACCAAGAAGTGGCTGAAGGAACAAGCCGCCCGGATGGCTCGCGCCAAACGGTGAGTACGGATTGCGCCATAGTCGGAATCATGATGAGTACAATCGATACTACTTTGTCGTCGCGCCTACATGAGTTCCGATCGACCAACGGACGGACCGATTCCGATATGCGGTGTCTATTGGAATATTTGGCCGGGGATGTCGATCGGTATCTGCAGTTGTACGATGGGTATGGCGTCCGGGCGGATCAAATGCGGGAATTGGCGAACATGCGAACACGAATTCGTGCGATCAAAGACAGCGTTGTGAAATCGAACGGCGGCTAGCGAAGCATCACGGTAGGCTGACGTCGGATCGATCCGACGTCAGCCCCTGTGCTAGTATCCTGGGCATGCGACATACATTGGCGTTTCTAGTTTTGACCGCCTGTGTTCAACCGTACCCACCACAGCCGAATCCACCCCCGACCCCAGCGGCGACCGGTGGAAGTACTTCGACGGGGGGTAGTCCGGGCGTAGCGGGTGCCACACCGGGCGTTTCGCTCGAAGGCCAGGCGTGCCTCAACATGATGTTCCTAGGCTGTCCCGAAGGGCAGACGACCGACTGTGAAGCGGTGATGCAGCTGCGTTGCTCGCACCCCAAGGTGACGTGCGCCACCCGGTGTTTGATCGACGCGAAGACGCGTACCGAAGCCCAAACTAAGAACACCCCGATCTGCCTAACCTGGGGTAAACGACAGGCGATGACGTGGCGGTTCGTCGACAAGTACTGTACCGAAGCCTACGCCATCATCTCGGCTGACTACCTGAACGGTGGCAAGACATTGGCGGGGTTGGATATCGAGAAACTGAAGGCCGACCTCGTATCGGTGCAGGCGTAACGTGACCGAAGGGTTTGAACTGATGGCGGTCGCCGAATCGTGGGGCATCGTCGCGGAGGTTGAGAAGATGATCTGTGGTTGTAATCGTCCCCCCGTTGTCAGTGGTTACCAGGGCCAGATTCGGGATATCACCATCGACTGGAAGGAAGTCGCCCGCCTGTTGGGCGAAGACGTCATGACGGGGGTGGTCTGGTCTCGATACCCCGAAGACACGACGGGTGACGCGACCATAGGGGCAGCCACGCAGTACGACTTGGAAGCGACGTGCCGCATAATCGTGGGAACGGCCCCGACGATGGTTCAGGCGGTCGCGACGTTCGGAACGGGGCAGACAGCCCGACAGTTGGTGGCCGTGCTGGTTGATCGGTAGCAACTCAAAACAACGGAATGGCGCTATAGTAAGGGCGGTATGAGGCGTATGCGAGTTTCACCAGAGCATCGACAGTCGGTCTACAATGCGGTTCGTTCGCATTGGAAGAACGAGGGGGTTGGGATCAGCTCCGATACGTTAGCGAATCGGACCCGGCTGGATGTCCTAATTGTTGAAGCCTGTTGTGAAGCGATGGTGGAGTCGCGTGCGTTAGAAAATGTGGGGATTCGATCGGACCACCCGATGTGGCGACCGGCTGTGATACGGTAGGCCATGCGCCACATTCGGGGCCACTACGTTGACCAGGCATCTTTAGTTCGACTCCTACAAGCGACGTCCGCCCCTGTCCTGAAGGCGGCACAGCGGGCAGGAGACGCGGCGATCGAATGTAACGACTTGGTTCGAAAGCTACCGTGCATGCAGGACGGGCCAGTACGGGGATGCCAGATGCCGGACGCCCCTATCTACGTACCGTTACCTGCCCGTGCGACACCAACTCCGAGCTTCGGACTGCGGCTCGCGTTGGTCATGATGTTGGTCGGATTGATAGGGGTAGCCGTCGGTGGTTATCTGGCCGACCATATACCGGAAACGAGGAACCAAACCCATGTCAGTAACCCAATACGTGAATGTGTTCGATCCGACTGGTCGGTTGTCAGTCGGTGAAGTCGTCGAAGGTCGGGACGCCATCGTTGTCGCGAAACAACGCAAGTCGATCGTCCTGCTACCGACCGATCCCCTGGTGTACTTCTCGGCGTCGCCCGGGTTCGTCTACCGCCCGTGGGGCAAGGGTTGGTTGTACGACAACGTGACCCCCGAACGTGGATGCCCGATGATGCTGGGCGTCAGTACGGATCACCCCTGGGTGTACTGGGCGATCCAGATCATGCCGATTCGGGCGTCCGAACCGATGACGGGGAATCTGCGCCTCATCGCGAACGGGGCGTCGGGCGGTATGGCGATCGGTCTATCGCAGGACGTCCGGTTGCTACCGTTGGACGAACTACCGAAGGGTCCGACGGGGGGCGTCGTGGCGGTCGGTCGGTGCGCACTGGGCGTCGTCAGTCCGGGAATTTTGGGGATGTCGATCCACGGGGTAGGGCGGAACGTGCGCGTGGTTTGGTCGGCGGTATCGGCGGCTGGTGATAAGGTCGACGTTCAAGATGCCGTTCCAGTATAGGTACCCACTACTCCACGAGTTGCGCCGTCCGTTCGTTACGTACGGACCGCACGATCTGAAGGTTCCGGGGATGACGTTGTTGCGCAAGGCGATAGTCGTCCCCCACGCCGGGTACGACGTGTGGGACGAATCCTACCAAATCGGACCGACACAGCGACCGCGTGACGTCATGGTGATGCGGGTAGCCCGAACGAAGTCGGGGCACTACATCGGGATGCCGGACGAAGCCCGGTATTTGGTTGACAACAAGGGCATATCCCCTGAACTACGCCAGATTGACCACCAGACATGTTCGATCGGGCGTAGTGCGACGGACGGTAAGTGGTACGGATGGTCACATCGGGCGTTGCAAGGGTTCCAAACGGGCGATGTCGTGCGTCCTGGCGATTGTCACGCCGAGAAGATACCGCCCGGAACCCGGGCGCACAACGAAGCCGAGGCGAAGTGGTTCGCTGAAGCGTTCGCGGAGGCAGTGTCGTGAAGTTCTTGAAGATCCTGGCGACGAAGTTGGGGGCGATGCGGAAAGCGGGCAAGGTAGCGTTTAGCGATCCACCCCCCGATTCGACGACGGCCGATTTTGTTGAAGACGGATTTGAACCAACGACCGTGGATCAACCGACGCGGGACGAACTGATCGCTATCGGCCTAATCGAAGACGACGACCCACCGTCGTATTGCCCGGTCGTCGAAGCCCACCCGTTGGAAGGAAGTATTGCGGACCGGCGGCGTAGGGTTGGGTTGTAGGGGTAGGCCGCGGTGGTGTCGGCGTGATAGTTTAGCGGCATGGCTGCGAACGTGTACAAGCTACCCCTGGCGGCACCGGGTCCGGCGATGGAAGCCCCTATCATCCAAACCGGATCATCGTTCGGGTTGGACCTGACGACGCTCGGTCCCGAATTCGACGCGAACGCCCTGTTCAACAGCGACAGGATACGGGAACTCCAATACCGGGATTCGTTCTTCACGGCGACGAACCACGACCACAAGCTCTTCGACATGAACGGCCGCATGGTGCGGCCTGGCAAGATGTCGAACCAGCCGCTGTTGTCGGGGGCTGTGCCGTCCGTCTACGTCCCGTTGGACCAGCGCCGACCGTCTACCCCCTACCGACTGGCGCGGAAGATCGTGACGGCGTTTAGCGGGATGGTGTTCGGTTACGGGCGATTCCCCCAATACCGATCGGACGATACCGTCACGCAGGACTGGGCGCAGGCGCTGTCGGACGCGCTGGGCATGGAGATCAACATGATTCGGGCCCGCAATTTAGGCGGGCGCAGCGGGACCGTTGGAATCTCGTGGGCGCTGGTAGCGGGCGAACCGCGGTTGAAGGTCCACAAGGGGTACCACATTCACTGCTTGGAATGGGACGATGAAGACCAACGAATCCCGTCCCACGTTGTCGAACTGTACCAGTCGAAGACGATAGCGGCGCGCGGGAAGGAACAGTGGATGTGGCGTCGACGCGACTGGACGAAGACGGCCGACGTCGTGTTCCTACCCCAGCCCGTCGGGAAGAAGACGCCCGAATTTTGGGAGATTGATCAAGACGCGTCGTACGAACACGGCGATACCAAGTGTCACTTCTACTGGATCGAGAATCTACCCGACGACGACGAAGACGGCAGTTGCGACGGGTCGCCCGACTACGCCGTGGCCTACGAGCAGTTGGTTTCGTTGGATATGCTGAACAGCGTCAACGTACAGGGCGGCATCAAGAACCTGGACCCGACCCTCGTCCTGCGGATGGACGAAGAAGACGTCGGCAAGGCGGTAGTCCAGAAGGGATCGGACAACGCCTTACGAACAGGTGTCAGCGGTGACGCGAAGTACCTCGAATTGTCCGGGTCGTCGATCGCGGCCGGCATATCGTTGGTCGGAACGAACAAGTCGCAGATTCTGGAGATCACCGAATGCGTCGCCCCTGATCCGGACTCTATAGCGGCGGCGGGCACGTCGTCTGTCGCCCTCAAGATGGTTTACGCCCCCATGCTGGTGAAGTGTTCGATCCTTCGGTACCAATACGGGCGGACCATCATCCGCGTGTTGGAAGACGTCACGGCGTACGCGCGGCGATTCATGCCGGATTTGACGGCGGCGACACCCGAAGATCGGTACGTTCACGAACCGGTTTTAGACGACGATGGTAATGTGATCGACGAAGAACCGATCGAATTCACGATGGCGTTGCCACCGCGGATCGAATCGACACCGACGTTGGGACCTGACGGGAATCCGACCGGTGCGATAACGAAGACGAGCGTTGAACGCACGCCGGGAACGGGGCGGATCTGGCTCGAGTGGGGTCCCTACTTCCAGCCGACAGCGGACGACGACCAGAAGGAAGCGCAGGCGTTGTCGTTGGCGGCTGGAGCGAAGCCGGTTATGTCGCAACAGACGGCGGTTGAATTGCACGCGAACGCGCACGACCGGGACGGCCAAGAAGAGTGGTCCAGGATTCAACGTGAAACGGCGGCGACGACAGCCCAGCAGGCACAGGCGAACTCTGGTATGTTCCCGTCCATCGGTGGTGAAGTACCTGACCAGGGGGCACAATGACGACCGACCAGGACATCTTCGCCCGACCTGCCATCTTCGCAGGCGCGCGGGCGCCCGAGGCGTTGAACTGCATCGTCAACATCGGCGAACGTGAGATCGACCTGAACACCGTGTCGTCGGTTCGATTTCGCGTGCGGATCGGGCAGGGGAACGACGACCGAATCTGGACCGCCGTGATCGTCAAACGGCGTAGTGACAAGATGACGATCCGCCACGTCTTCGACACAGCCGGTGTCGAAACCCGAACGCCTGGGCGGTATCGCATCATTCCCGAACTGGTGTTCCACGTGGAACCGGCCGATCCCGAAGACCCACCGATCCCGGACGGCATCGTACGGTGCGAGGCGTTCTATCTCGGGGTCAAGCCGTGACCGACGCAACGCGGTCGCGGTTGAAAACGACGGCTGTTGTGAAAGTCGAACCCGACACGATCATCGAAGTACAACCGATGAAAGATCCGGTCGTCGAAGTCCGGGTGGTTCCGCCCGACTCCGACGTGTAGGATTGGTCGGTGCCCGCCGTTCGAGATCCGACGTCCATCCTCGACGCAGCCCGAAGGGCGGCGCTGGGCTACGCGTCCTCGACTGGTTCGAATAACGTCACGGTGCTGATGAAGAGGTCGCAGGCCGAACTGCGGGACCGACTGAAGTCCATTCCCCCTTCGGACCAGACGTTCACGTCGGTGCAGATGCGGGCGACCCTGAAGCAAATCGAATCCGTGTTGGCGATGACGAAGAGGGGGTTGTTGGGCACGGTCGTGAAGGGGGCGGAAGTCATCGGCGAGAACAGCGCGGCGGCCACGCTGAAGTATCTAGGCGCGGCAGAGAAGGCGTACGGGGGCGTGGCGGGCGCCGGGCTGGGCATCAACACGGCGAAGGTTATGGACGTCGCCCTGATGGGCACGAACGCGTCGGTGCTGCGGCGTATCGCGAACGACCCAGCGCACCCAGGGCGACCGGGCGTCATCGATCGATACGGGACCGGCGTCATCGAACACTTCGAACGGACGTTGCAGACGTCACTCGTGACGGGAACGCCGTGGAATGACGTCCGCCAGCAGTTGGTCGACGGGTCGCCGTTCCTGCAGTCCGCGCCCCAACATTGGGCGGAACGCATAATCAGGACCGAGTACATGTCGGCCCACAACCAGGCGGGCAACCTGGCGTTGAACCAAATCGACGCCCAGACGGGCGGTCAGCTGATCCGCATCTTGTGCGCGACATTTGACGACAGGACCGCATCCGATTCATACGCGGTGCACGGTCAGATCCGTCGGATGACGGAACCGTTCGTGTCTTGGTTCGGCAGTTACATGACCCCGCCGAATCGCCCAAACGACCGCGAGATTATCGTCCCCCATCATCTGGAATGGGCGATCCCGGAAAATCTAAAACCCAAGACGGACGCGGAAGTGGCGGCCCGCTGGGCGCAGGAGAAACGGAAGGGGTCCCCGCCGTCACGCCCGTTGATGTCGACGATCCCGATCGAGCAAATTGGGGTACCGACCCCGGTTGCTCCGGTTGAGAAACCGATCGATCAACAAATCATGGGGGAACCCAAAGCGGCGGCAACGGGGTCGAACCCGGGTGGTGTGTATCGGGGCACCGATGGGGTCGACCGCTACGTCAAACTGTATTCGGACCCCGTTCAAGCGGTGGGCGAACACTTGGCAAACCGGGTGTACGCCGATTTGGGATTGCCCGCGTTGACGAGCCGCGTATTCGAACACGACGGCAAACTGGCGTACGCGTCCAACATGCTGCCCGGGACGAAGACGATCGGCGAAGTCGGCATCACGCCCGCGTTGGCCAATCGGGTATTGGACGGGTTCGTTGGGGATCTGTTGACGGCCAATTGGGACGCGGCCGGAATGCATTTGGACAACATTGTCGTGACGCCAGCGGGCGAACCGATTCGGATCGACAACGGGGGGACGTTCCTCAGTCGGGCTATGGGGGGACGTAAGCCACTAGCGTCGCTGAACACATTGACCGAGTGGGACAATCTGTTCGACGAGCATATCAATCCGTCGTACGCCAAGTTGGCAAAGGCGGCCGGTGTGTCGTCGGCGTCCGACATGCTGCCCCGGATTGAAGAGCAACTGGCGAACGCACGCGCGGTTGCGAAATCGGCGGGTGGTTGGAAAGCGTACGTTCAGCAACACGCCCCCCAACTGAGTCCGAAGGATGCGGATGCGATTGCCGAAATGCTCGAATCACGGGAATCCGCTATCCAAAAGAAACTTGGTGAGGCCAAGGCTAAGGCCGATCTAGAGGCTAAGATCAAGGCCGAATTGGAAGCCAAGGCTGTGGCATTGGCCAAGTTGGAGGCTAAGGCAGCAGCCAAACGGGCAAACAAGTTGGACTTGTCCAACATCAATACGTTGCCGTCCGAAGAAGTACCCGACTTCTTCGGTACCAATGTGGGCATCAAACCACTGAAAATGGTAGAGGATAACCGTCACGTTTTGGACGCTTCTTTGCAAAGTCACGAAAGGGCTGCCATAGCGGCGTTTACGGGAACGCATTACGACGATATCCGGACTGCGGCCAGTCAGACCAAAGCGCAATACGAAGCATCGACTCGTGGTCTACCGTACAATCGAGCGAAGGAATACGCGGACGATTTGAGTCGCGTGCTGAAGAAGAAGCCTAATGCCGGGGACCGTCTCGAATCTCAGATTTCGGAGATGTATCGTGGTTTGAAACAGTTGTCGGAAACCGACTTCGTGAGCCTGATCAACGCGAAGACGATCGTATTTGACGCTCCGACCAGTACGTCGTATTCGGCCATGGTTTCAAATGGGTTTTACGGGTCTGGTAAATCGGTGATGTTCCGAATCAAACCCCTACCCGACACAGCGGGCGTCATGATCGCCGGTGTGTCGAATCACCAATCGGAACACGAAATATTGTTCGGGAACAATACGAAATTCAAGGTGACGAAGGTCGTGCGAGACGCTGGCAAGGCAACCGGTGTGGTGATGTACTTGGAAGAATTGCCGCCTAAATCGAGCAAATCGAATCCCCGTCCTCGTCGATCCAAGACTTGATATCCCCGTTGGCGACCGGCGTGAAGAAGCGATACGGCCGAATGATGTCACCGTTCGACATTTCGATCGTGATGTTCAGCATGTCGGCCCTCGTATAGTGGTCAGCCGCGGAGTGAACGTCGTCCTCCGTCATGTCGATGTGTTCGGGGTTTCCTGATTTGTCGATACGGTCGAGCCAACCACGGACGAAAGTAGGCGGCCGGGTTTGACCTGGTGTTGACGGGTCGGGGATCGGGTTTGCCATGCCATGACTATGACGTCAGTGACGCGCCATAGTTTAGGGGTATGTGGATGATTACAGATTTTGGGTTTTTTTCGGTCGTTGCGTCGGATCCGGATCCGGCGATGTTGGTAGTACGGGGGCGCGTGCTGGGAGATCTCGAGGGATTCGTACGCAAACTCGGGGATCCGGTCAAAATCATACATACACCGACAGCGGATTATCGTTATCGCGTGGTAGTGTCCCGGGAGGCCGTTGCTAGCGTGTTCTACGATTCGATCGTCGATATCGATTACCCGAATTTCAAAGACAATGTTGAACGAATACAAGGGAGTTGGCGCCACGACATCTACGCGACGGTCTGGGTCGCGTTGCGTCAGTTGTGCATCCGCAAACCCGACGTCGGATCGATCCGACGTCGGTGGTGATACCAAACTGCGGTTGTGACGCCCTGATTCGTCTGGTACCTTCGGGGGCATGGACCGACCGGCAGCCCCCCATCATCCATTCAGGCTGGATCAACCTTTACCGATCGTTCGGGGTACGGACGGGCGATTCCAAGAGGCGAAGGCCCCAACCGCTGGGCCTCCGAATCCGTTGACAGTCGAAGCGTCTGGTGGGACCCCGCAGGCGTGGGCGCCTGGGATCGGTCAGAACACAGCGCCAACCAAGTCGACGTCGGTGCCTTGGCCACCGGCAAACCCCGGTGTCAAACCGTTCAAGGTCGGACCGTAACCCCCGACCATAGGAGAAGCGATGCAAACTGGTGACAAGTCCGGCGACGGGCGCACAAGCCCATTCGGCGGCGGCAACGGAGGAAAGGGTATCGGTGGCAATATGGGTGGCAACAACTTCATCACGAATCCAGGCGGGACCCCGAGCGGACCGAAGACGCTCCCCGACATGGTGAACAACAGTCGGCCGCAAGCGAAGGCGAAGCCCGACATCAACACGCAGGACGCAGCCCCCGGTGGCGTCCTTCCCCCGGCGGCACCGCCCAATACCCGTCCAGGTGGGGTTGGAACTATCGGCAACAGTGCCAAGCCGTTCCGACTCGGTGGTGGATGATGGGCCAAATCTCGCTAGCGGGCGCAGTTGTCGTAGGACCAGACGGATCGACGGTTGCCTTCCCAGGCGCCGAAACGACGATCCCGCTGGTCGCGACAACGTCGGACTATGCTGTCTCCAGTCCTGGACTGATGGCGGTGAACAGTCCGGCTTCCTACGTACCGATGGCGGGAATTGGCGACGACGGCCCGGTCACGGCTGGGCGATTCATTTACGTCCGGACTGAATCCGCGTTGCTACTGCGTCTCACGACGACGAACGAGACGACGGACACCGTTGCGGTTCTACCGGTCGATGGTTTGTTGATCCTAGAATTCTCGGCTGATTCCCCCCTGACGTTCTTGGAAGTGAAGGGTGTGAGCCGGATCGAATACCTGGTGGCGGGACAGGCCTAACCCGCTGCGTGCCGGCGCTACCGGTTCTCGGCCACGGCTGCCCGTCGTGGAACTACCGAAGAAGGAGGGCATGTCATGACTGCACCTAAGAACGGTACCCAACGCGCCCAACTCGATTCCTGCAACCCCAACACATTGCCCGATCAGCTCAAGATGATCGCGCTCGGGTCGCTGTTGCAAGGTCAGATCCCCCAGGTTCGCCGTAAGGTGAATCCGGACGACCTGGGAACCAGCATGTACAACTTGTCCACGTTGGACGTGTTGGAACTACCAGACGGCGGCGCGGCGTCAGTGGTCCTTCGTGCGACGGTTCGCGCGGGCGGCGTGACGGGCGAACTGACGCCCGTGGCGTACGGCGCGACCCCAACGACTGGCCAGATCGCGGTAGCGCCGAATGGCGACATCGTGACCCTCGGGACGGACGCCATCACCGACATGGACGTCGTGTACGTCCCAGAACGCGGCGACGTCGTAGAATCGGTGATGCCGGTCGTGTCGAACGCGATCGTGATCCCGACGGCCCTAACGAACCGCGGCGTCATCACGCTGCTCGAAGCTGAGTCTGTCGAAGGAACGCTCGTCAGCAAGTTGCGCGTCTTAGTTCCAGGCGGGTCGGCGACGACCGGCTTGGCAGCCCTGACCGTAGCCAAGACCAGTATCGCGTTCGCGGCTGCGGACGCTGTGACGCGGGCTCGAGTAAAGCTACTCGTGACGGCGGCCGAGGATCTGTGTACGGTGCTGGAAGCCCCAGCGTCGACGCTCTAAGCCCGTAACCTACGGGGGACCGTAGACTGGGCAGGAAAACGAGGAACCATGCCAGGCAACGCATTGCAGACGAATGCCGCAACTGCGGCCCCACCCCAACCATCAGCACCCGCAGCTGCCCAACCGGCGCCTGCGGGTGTTCGATCGTCGCTAGGATCCTTCGGGACCAGACTAGCGGCGTCACCCCGAGCGCAGAATCCCGGGATCATACCGCAGCAACGCCCAGGCATGCCGCCTGTGGCACCACCGGACGCACCGACAGATGCGGCCCCACCAAGTCCGGCTGTGATAGCGCCGGCTGTAGCGGCTAGATCCTTGGCGGCGCCAGGCGCAGCACCTACGACGGCGGACGGTGTGGTGACACCTAAGCCGACTGTGCCGGTACTCGGAAAGGGTGGGGCGCCTATCCCCGGTGAAGCCGTATCGGATCGTGTAGCGCGGGAACGCAACCGAATCCTGCGTGCCGAATACGGAACGACAGACCCGGCGGAAATCGCGAAGATCAAATCCCTACGATTGGCGCAAGCTGACGAATACACGACGTTGAAGAAGCAAAAGGAAGACGCCGATCGATTGGCGATGTCGGAACAGCAACGTCAAACGGCCGACTTGGAAGCCCTGCGGACGCAGAACGCCGAACTCCAGTCCCGCCTACACGAGATGGAGACGGGGCAGGTCGTCAACAGTCAGACGCAGGAATTGACGAAGGTCGCGGGGAAGTACATCGATCCGTCGATGATGGAGTACGCCCTGGGCGACTTCCAACGGTACGTCAACAAGTTGGACCCGAAAGAAGTGAAGCGGGTCACACCTAGGTCAATCGAACGCTGGTTCGTGAAACTGGCGGAAGAGAAGCCGCGATTCCGAATCGTGCCGGTCGATCCGAACGCAGGTGTCGATCCGACGTTGGGCACGGCGGCCGTAGGGGTCAAGGGTGTGGATTCCCCAGGTCCGTCACCTGCCACCATCGTGGTACCGAAGACGGTTCGGCGCGTGCCGATCACAACGTCGACGGCCCCGAAGGGTGGGGCGCCAAAGCCAGTGCCGAAGAAGCCGGAAGGTGGAACGGTCGCGGGAAAGACGGTTCGACCCGGAATGCCGAATTCGATGACGAGTCAGGAATTGAAGTCGCACCTGCGGGCGCAAGGACGACAACCCTGGTGAGTGAACGTCTGGGCCCGGTCTGGTAAGGTTGACCGGCACAGTCGCCGATTCGATCGGGCCCTATGACGACTTTCTACCTCATCAATCAAATCCGCGTCGGGACCCTGACGAAACTGTGGCCAGGGACGCAGCACGACGACCGATACGATCCAGTTGATAAGATACGGGCAGCCGGGGGGTGGTTGGTCGCGGCACCGAATCCCGTACTCGAATCGGCATCGCAGAAGGCGACGACCGTCTTCCAACACAGCGGCCCGATCGAAGAAGCGGCGGGCATCATGCTCGCCGCGTACGCATCGACGATGGGCGGGTCGGGTCCGACACCTGTCGACATCATGCAGGCGAACTGCCTGGATACGGACACGGTAGGGGATCTGGTGTACGTCCGGGGCGACAGCATCGCTGGGTTGCTGCAAGTAGCACGGGCCGACATAGCCGACTTCGCGAAGCTGCCGGCGATTGGTGTGATCCTATCGAAGGCGGCGCCGACTGACTGCATGGTGATTCGAAGGGGGATCGTTGATGTGGACGGTGTGATGTCGGGTCGGCTGTACTTCGTAGGGGACGACGGACGTCCTACGGCGACGCGACCAGTCGCGATTGGGTTGGGGTACGTGTTCGTCCAGATCATCGGGTCGGCGTTGGATAGTGCCCACCTGATGTTGAATCCTGAGCTGAACATGACCAAAGTTAGGGCATGAGAACCAAGCCCAAGACGACGCCCGCCCAAGTCACATCCCAACCCGAACCCGTCACCCAGCCGTTGACGACATCCAACAGCGCCGCGCATGTGGGCACGCACATCGGGCCCGTCATGGTCGACGGGTTCCGGCACTTATCGCCGTTCGACCTGGTGCGGTACGAATTGGCCCAGATGAAGATCGTGGCCGCGTTGCAGGCTGTTGGGCTAAAGAAGGCCGAATCCGATCAAATCCGCCGTGACTTCGAAGCTAGGATGCGGGATGTCCAACACGACGTTGGGGTGTTGCAAGGGGAGTTGAAGTCGCTGGAAACGACATTGCGGGTGCTGCAAGAGGAACTGGCCCAGTTGTACGGACTCGATTTCGCGCAAGTGACCTACGATGACGTAAGTGGTAGGATTTACTTACCAGGCGACCAGGTATCGAGTTAGCAAAGGAGTATCCAAATGGCATTGCGAAAGCCGCTATTCATGGCGAGTGAGGGCTACTCGGAAGAGATGGCCGCAACCGACACGGTAGCGTTCGGTGGAATCAGTCTCTCTGGCGCGATCGATATGAATTCACACCAGATCAACGAATTGAGCGACCCGTCCCTACCCCAGGACGCCGCTACTAAAGCCTATGTGGATGCGGTCGCATCTGGGCTGTCGATCAAAAACCCCGCACTGGTGATGTTGCAAGCCGAAAGCGACGGTCGATCTGACGCTGTGGCGGTGGCGACTGCCGATCTGGGTGACCCGACCGGCTTGGATTTGACCCCGACCCCCGACGACGTGGTGTTGAGCGACGCCAGTCGCGTGTTGTTGACGGGACAATCCCCGGCGTCGGAGAACGGGCTGTGGGTGGCGCACGCGGCCGGATGGGCCAGGGCTGCAGATCTAGCGGCCGGTAGTCATGCGGCGCATCAGTTCGTCCACGTCGCTACGGGCGGAACGACTTACGGCAACTCGTATTGGATCGTGACGACGGCCGGACCGACCGATGTGGTGGGGACCGATTCGTTGGCGATCAGCCGGACCCTATACGGGTTGGGCACGACGATTGACGGTATTGCGATCGATACGGACGCCATGCGAGTGTTGGTAGTTGATCCGGGTGACACCTTGTTGAAGTCCGGTCTGTGGCTCGCGCACGCAACCGCGTGGACACGTCCGACCGATTACGCTGCCGGTTCACATTCGGGGCATTCGTTCTGTTTCATCGAAACCGGAACCGAATGGGCCGATACGGGGTGGGTCGCGATCACGAATCCACCGTCCGATGTGATCGACACCAACGCGATCGAATGGGTCCAATTCTCAGCCGCGGGCGTGATCGAAGCGGGGTCCGGTCTGACGAAGACGGGCAACGTCATCTCGGTCAAGAAGGGCGACGGGATCGAGATCGTCAGCAACGGCGCGGCCGTCAATGTGGATCTCGCTACCAACCCCGGGTTGGCGCTGTCGGGCACGAGCCCGAACAAGAAACTGACGGCCCTCATCGCGGCCAACCAAGGTCTGCAGATCGACGGCGCGAACGGTCTCGCGTTGGATCTGGACGGCACGACCCTGCAGGTCGGTGCGGGTGGCGTCAGCGTCAAGGGGGTGCCCAATCTGTTCGAAGTTGGTGGATCCGCCACTAGCCAGACGCCAGGAACGGGCCAGGTAACGGCAGCGAATCTCAACACGTTGACGGCGGGTTCGAGTAGCAACGCGGACGCGTTGCACGTCCACTCGGTAGTGGCGTCTCCGTCAGCCCAGTGCGTCGAGAACGCGTTGGCGGTCGCGGAAGCAATCGCGAAAGCGGATCCCGTATACCAGAGCACGACCAACGATCGGGTCGGAAAGGCCGACGCATCGAACGACGCGAAGTCGCGCGTCATCGGGGTGGCGAGATTGGCGCAAGCCACAATCGGCAATACGGCCCCCATCGTGTCCGTGGGACCGGTCGCGACCGTGTTGACAGCCGCGACGGCGGGCGACGCCTATTACCTGCAGACGGGTGGCGGATTGGGTACGGCCATTCCGGGCGCCGGGTTGCGGGTCGTTCAGGTGGGGATCGCCAAGAACGCGACCGACCTGTTCGTCCGAATTGTGGATTACGGAAAGAAAGCAGCTTGAGCCGTATAACGTAGGCTGCTTTAGTTCACAATCGTGGATTGGAGTTGGGTTCACACGCGGACCTAACTCCAAGTCGTTTGAAAGACACAGGATTCTGACGTGCAGTATGTCTGTGGGGTGTGTAAGCTACGCCCTATGACCATCGATCGAGTACAACCGTTGAAGTTCGAAGACCCGGCAACTGGTGGCGACGAAACGGATCAGTTTCCTACCGCACTGGACCCACACGAAGATCACGTCGAATTGGCGGGGTTGGTTTTTGATGATGCGACCCATCGGGACGAGACGACCCGGGTGTGGCGCGATGGGGATGACCTTCGATTGAAGGACGTCAACAATTCGGACGCCCCCACTTTGACCGACCTACGAGCGGGTGGTGGTGATGCTCCCCATCCTGCTTTCGTCGTGACCTGCTCGTACGACAACACGATCTCGGTGATCGACGTTGCCAGCAAATCGCTCACCATCGCGAACGCCCGCGTCGGCGCGGGAGGGAGCGTGATTCAATTCGGGGAGACAAACTTCCTCTTACTCGAATCGGCAAACAACTGCGCGTACGTGATTGACCAATATGCGAACGAGGTCGGATCCCCCATCACGGTCGGGACGTCCCCAACGGATGTGGCGTACGGCAATGGCTACTACTGTGTGACAAATTCCTATACGAACAACGTGACGATCATCGACGCCACGACCCTTGCGGTTGTCGGATCCCCGATCGCGGTTGGTACAATCCCGCTATGCTGCACGTACGGCAATGGCTACTTTGCGATCGTCAATTCGAGTGACGACACAGTGACGATCATCGACGCCACGACCCTTACGGTTGTCGGATCCCCAATCGTGTTGGGATCGTATACGCCCGACAACGCTTCCGCTATCGCGTACGGTAATGGCTACTTCGTTGTCACGATGGCGAGTGACGCCACGGTATCGATCATCGACGCCACGACCCTAGCGATTGTCGGATCCCCAATCGCGGTTGGTACAACGCCGCTCAGCATTGCGTACGGAAACGGCCACTTCGCGATCGGTAACTATAGTAGTAACAACGTGACGTTTTTGAACGCCACCTCCTTGACCGTCACGGCAACAGAATCGTATGGCGTACAACCAATCCGGATGGCGTACAACGATGGGTATTTCGCTGTGCTGAGTACAACCGAAACCCTAACGATCGTGGACGCGACCACCAGGGTTAGTGCCGCATCCATATCGGTTCCGAACGCAACCGAGATTTCGGAAGGATCCGTTTATAGTGGGTGTTTGCTGTCGAATTCGCGGCTGTACGATGACAGGGTGGCGTGGGGATTGCGGACCAATTCGGGGGTGGTTGTTGTTGAAACGAGTGGGGCCCCAGCCGCGGGGCAAGTGCTGTCGGCCAACAGTGCGACAGATGCCGCGTGGGCCACACCCGTCGCGTACGGGTTGAAGTCCGCGACAACTACCGTATCGATCTCGTCCGCCACAGCCCCAACGGCAGGGCAGATGTTGAAGGCCCTATCGTCAACCGTTGCCGAATGGGCTGACGCGATTGCTACCGGGTTGAAGTCTGCGACAACGACCGTCTCGATCTCGGCCGCCACGGCCCCAACGGCTGGGCAAGTATTGACTGCCTCATCCTCGACAGTTGCCGGTTGGAGTACGCCACAAACCACGGGGTTGATGACGTTCAACATCGCAAACGCGAATTTGATCAACATCGATCTCATCACCAGTACCCCAACTGTCGGCGGGTTGGTGATCCCCACCACGGCGATCAACGTCAAGACGCTGCGGTGTTGGGTCTACACCGCGGGTGGGGCGGGCAACGTGCAAGGCGGCATCTACAACGCGGCCACCAATGCGTTGATCGCGACAACCAATTCGGTTTCGGCCGCCAGCACGGGCATCAAGACGTTGACGTTTGCGACCGAGGTGGCGTTGTCGGCCAACACTACCTACTATTTGGCGTTGACCTGTACATCGACCGGTAGCACCTTCGTCGGTAGTTCGACGGTGGCGGGCACGTTCGCGTTGACGCCCAAACCGGCAGTTCGTCAAAACGGGAGTCGATTCCCCGCAACCCTAACGCCAGCGATCAACACCTCCTTGGTTTGGATTCTGGCGTCCAATGGTGCGTGAGTTCCGGTCCTAGATCGAGTAAGGTTAGTTCGAACCCCTGGAGGCCCCTCTACCAATGTCCACGTATTACCTCATCAACCAAATTCACCTCGGAAGCGACGCACCACTTTGGCCCGGGACCCTCGTCAATTCCCTGTACGACCCAATCGCACGCATTCAAGACGCGGGTGGGGTGCTGGAACCGACTTCGAATTCGGACGTGGCAGCGGCCGCCGTAAAGGCGCTGAACGTCAAGAACCGGGGTGGTGATCCGTCGGAAGCTGCCCAAATCATGATCGCGGCATTGGCGAAGACAGGGGCGACCGGGGCGACCGGGGCGACCGGTGCAACTGGGGATACTGGTCCAACCGGGCCAACCGGGCCAACCGGGCCAACCGGTCCTACTGGGCCAACCGGGCCAACTGGGCCAACTGGAGACCAAGGACTACCCGGATGATGACAGACGTCGGATCGATCCGACGTCGCGCTATCCTTAGGGTATGAACATCAAGGTAACCCTAGAAGGCCGAATCCATACCAACGGTCAGTTTTTGAAGCTCATTCAAGAGATCTTTGATGCGTTGACAGAACTACGAACAGCCGCGGATCTGGATCGATACAATCAGATCCGCGAGTTCTTACAGTCTGACCAGGGAAAGCCGATGCGCGAAGTCCTGGAACTATCGGCAGACACAGCCGACTGCCTGGACGTCCTGGTTACGCACGATGCGATGGACGATGGCGACTTGATCGCAGACGGGTTGACGGTCGAAGGTGGGACGACCGAACTTCATAAGGGATATGTCCTGCTCGATGCCGGACCGTTTACGATCGAAGTCGATCCGGACGACTTACGCAGGGCGTTGCTGCCGTTCGAAGTGTAGTGATATCGTCGGGGGATGCTGCAACACATCATCGAATGGTTGACGGGACCGGCTGGACAGAGCGTCGGTCTCGCTATCGTGTACGTCGTGCTGATGACCGTAGTTGGACGGAAATCGCAGATCGACGCCTGGTGTATGAAGAACCCCCGATGGGCTGGTCTGATCAAGGTCGTGCGTGGCATATGCCCGGGTGACCCATTTCTGCTAATCCAAGGCCTAGCCCTAATCGTCTTCAAACGCATGCCGACGGCCTACCAGACGTTGGTGACCACAATTGTTCCACCGGCCCCGATAAACGCGAAGACGGACTTGGCCCCACCCACGGCTGACGGACTCCACGTTCTAGAACACGATTAGGGTCGCAAATGTAGTTGCGGCCCTAATGGGTATGAGCTAGGGTTGGCGTGTAGTCGGTACGCCAACCCCAAAATCCGCTTCCCACCAGGCGGTCCTAAACTAGGTGGCTCCCGGGGCACGTAGCGGCGAAGCAAGCAGCGCGATAGCGCTTTAGTTTCCCCGTCTATTAGAAGGAGCAACGCTATGCCTGGTTTGGTCGTTGGGGTCCCCCCCGCGGTACTCGAGTTGGTGCAGTCTGGATTGCTGGAACGAGCATTCCACGACGGTCTGGTTCCCGCCCTGCTTTACCGGTCCGAGGCGGCCTGGGAAGAGTGGCCCGCGAATACTGGCACCGAGATCTATATGACGCGGCCGGGCCTTCTGACCCCCGTGACGAAGCCGTTGGGCGTCGGGCTAGATCCTGTTCCCCAGATGGTAAGCTATGAGCAGTGGGGCGCCACGTTGGGTCGTTACGCGTCCACGATCGACACCCACATTCCGACGTCCGTCGTCAGCAACAGCGACCAGTTCCTTCGGAACATTCATCATCTCGGCATTCAGGCCGGCATGTCGCTCAACCGGATCCCCCGAAATGCACTGTTCCAGTCGTATTTGTCGGGTCAGACGGTTCTCATCGCAGCCACCGGGACGACTTCACGGTCGATTCGCGTTGCGGCCCTGAACGGATTCACCGACGTTGTGACCAAGGGCGTCAACGCCCGTCCCCGCCCCGTCAGCCCGTCCAGCCCGCTGTCGATCAGCATCGTCGGCGTTACCGGACCCCGAAACGCCATCGGTTACGACCCGGACGATCCGGACGATCCGAACAGCCCCGGAACCCTCATCCTGGACGCAGCGGTCGGCGCAGTTTGCCCGCCCCGTTCGCCCGTGCTGTCCGTAGCCTGCCCGCTCATCATCCGCTCCGGCGGCGGTTCGTCCGTCGACGCAATCGGGTCTGGCGACACGTTCGTACTACAAGACGCGATCAACGCGACCGGTCGTCTTCGCAAGAACAACGTGATGCCGCATGAGGACGGGTTCTACCACGCCCACATCAGCAACGACGGCAACAGCCAAATCTTTGGCGACCCCGCCCTCCAGCGTGCCCTGACCGCGTTGCCCGATAGTCCGTACTATCAGCAAGCCTTCATCGGGACGATCGGTGGCATCGCGTTCTTCCTGAACAACGAAGCCCCGGAGTCCACCAACTCGGGCGCCATGACGGCGACGGGAACGAACGCTGTGTACTCGGAAGACCTCGGTGCGGAATCGATCAACGAATCGGGCGTCGGTATTGGGCGCATCGTCGTGACGGGCCGCGGTGCCTTGATCGAACGCGCCCTCGACGAGAAGCAGTACGTCACGGAAGCCGGCATCACCGGTAAGGTCGGCGAATTCAGCATCGTAAACAACGGCATCGGCGTTGAAACGAACGGCGTGCGGCTCATCCTGCGTGCCCCGCTCAATCGATTGCAAGACGTCGTGGCGGCAACGTGGTCGATCTCGACTTCGTTCCCAGTTCCGTCCGACATCACGTCGGGTGGGCCACAGAAGTTCAAGCGCGCCATCGTGATCGAACACGCGCTGAACTAGGGTTTCCCCAGGCACGGGGACTGCGTAGGAGGATTTCGCGGGCTGCGTCGCCCATGGTTCCTCGAAGTAGTCCCCGATACTGTCCGTGTGGTTGCCTGCGTTGACCCCGTGCCAAGGGATTTTGCCGCCCGCCTACTATCGGTGGGCGGCGGCGTGATAGGGTGAGGCGTACCCGTTAGGAGGAACCAATGGCGAGACAAGCGAAAAGCGATAAAGACGACGAACACGTCACCGTGTTGGGTGACCAGGATCACGACTTTGAATTACCACCTGTCGATGACGCAGCTACCGCGGTATTGCGCGGCGACGCGACGACGGCGCAGGTCGACGGTGCCCCACTCCCCGAGGCGGTGCCGGTGGTCAAGAAGTACGTCGTCATCAAGGGTGGCCAGGTACTGCACAACGGATTCCGTACCCGTCTGGCTGAGGGAAAGGTCATAGACGGACTGAACTACGACATCGCCCACCTGCAGCGCCAGGGCATACGACTTCAACGCGAAGAGACGTTCACAGCCGAACTGGTCGACTAACATCGAAAGGCAGAATCGGTGCCCCTGAGCGAAACGCAAAGAATAGCGACCCGGCATCACATGGGATACCTCCAGGTGGCCGACGCGTACACGTTCGTTCTGGGATCACCGGCGTCGGTCGAAACGACCTTCATCATAGAAGGCGCGATGGATCGACTACTGGAACACGCGTTGCCGAGGTTCCTTCGGATCCTAGACGTACTCGACGGGATCGAATGTCAGATGGTCGACGACCTCGAGAATCTGGCGGTCGAATCGCTGGGCGACATCAAGATCAATCTGAAGGAACAGCGGCAACTCCAGACCAACTATGACTACTGGGTCGCGTCGCTGTCCAACATGTTGGGCTGTCCGCGCAACCCGTTCGACAAGCGATTCAGTGCGATATGCGGCATCAACGTTCGCGTCGCAGGATAGGATCACCCAAATACGATGCCCAAGGTTCGCCCTCTATCTGGACCTGGTGCGGCGCGCGGCACGTTGGCGCAACGACTGACCCGAAGGGTTGATCGGGTACGCCAACTAGCGACGAAGTTTGGGGCGCGGTCACGGCGTGTGTTCTTGGTGTGGATCGAATCGACGGGCGAGACTGCCGGGTCGGGACAAGAAACGATCCGGGCCCGGCGGGAACTACTGCCGACACCGTGCGTGACGGACGCGACCGCCATCACGCGCCGCCCGATGACGATCGGGATGGTGGCGGACGGGTCCGTGCGGGTCGATCAAATCAGCGCCGGTTGGTACACGGAAGACCACCTGCGGGGAATCAAGATCCCTGACGAATACGGGGACCCCCGGGAACAACGGCACTACCCGGGCAACCAGGTATCGGGAACGCGGGAACGCGCGATGGTGCGTGACCCCCTGGTGTTCTGCTACGAAGTCGTGGAAGACGGACGGGGTGACGATCCACCGATGCGGCGTCGGTACAAGTTGGGCGCGTCGCCCTGGCGAAACGAGACAGGGGCGTTGTGGGGCGTCATGCTGGAACCGATGTCATCCGACACGGACCGGGACGGAAACCCAACGCTCGGCGTTGACGACGTGCTGGACTAGCGATGCGAACCCGATCGAACCAGGTTCTGCTGGGGGACGCGTTCGAATTGGAACCGGGGTTGATCGGAAGCCAGTTTCCGCTGTGCATTTGCGATCCCCCGTACGGGGAAATTGTAGACGAAGAGTGGGACGTCGCCGATTACGATCGGTGGATGCGGCATTGCGCTACCGTGGCCGCTCCCGACGCCACCATCGCAATGTGGGGTGGGATCGGGAAACCCGGCAACCGCCCATTTTTGGAATTCGCAGCCAACGTCGAAGCCCAGTTTCCCGATTGGCAATTGGACAACTGGATCACGTGGGGCAAGCGGCGAGCGTACGGGGTGGCGCGCAACTACCTGTGGACGCGGGAAGAATGCCTGATTCTTCGACGGGGGACTCCCACATTCAACATCCCGTTGTTGGACAAATTGCGTGGTTACGCCGGGTACAATCCAAAATACCCAGCCAAATCCGAATATTTGCGACGTACGAACGTGTGGACGGACGTATCGGAGCTGTTTCGTGGGAAGATCCACCGAACACAGAAACCCGATCGATTGTACGAAATCCTAATCGAAGCCCATTCGGCCGTCGGCGATGTCGTGTACGACCCTTGTTGTGGATCGGGCACGACCGTGCGGGCCGCCAATACGACGGGGCGACGCTACTGTGTCGTCGAACGCCATTTGCCTTATCTTCAACGGGCGGGCATCGTGCCGACCAACCAATAGTTAGGTCGGGGTTCCGTGAATGACGTCGGATCGATCCGACGTCGGGACGTGATACCCTGGACGGGTGACGACGATTGACCTAAAAGACGCAGGGGCCTACTTCGGTGCGTTGTCGGGGAAGCGGCGGACGCAAGCGATCGAAGGCTGTCGTCTGGCAGCCGTGCATTGCTTACAAGCGATTCAGGTCGTCATCATACCGTCCAGGAACCCACCACCCGTCGACCGCGGCGTCTACCGGGCGGGCTGGAAGGTAGAATCGCTGGACAACGGGGCGGCGTTCTACAACGACAACCCCATCGCGGCCATCATCGAGAAGGGCGTGCGGGCGGGCAACGTCAAGATCGGGATGAAGCTGTTGAACGCACTGGCCGCGTGGGTAGTCCGCAAGGGTCTGGTCCAAAAGACCAAGGGGGACGCACACGGAACGGCAACGTCGAACGCGGCGATGTCGATGGCGTGGGCAATCGCCAAGAAGGCGAAGGCCGGCAAGGGGTTTCACAACAAGTTCAACGGGGGCGGCCAACAGATCATGTCGGAATGTAACATCCGGTTTACTTCTGACTACACCCGGGAAGAAGTCACCCGCGCCTTGGAGTCACCATGAAGTTGTCCGACCTACGGATGTTAGTCGAAGCCGACCGAAACCTGGGCGTCACCTACCCCGAACGTCCGTTGCATCCCCTACCCCACAAGGGGGCGCGCGGGCACGCGCTGGACCGGTTCCGGGACTTCATCAGCCTGTTGGTCTTTCGCCGTACGTGCGAAGACGGCGAGACGCAAGCGTTCAAGGTACCGCGGGAACGCATCTTCGTGACACCACCGGACCAGTCGCAAGAAGATCAGAAGTTGACCGGAGTCGGGTTCATTCCAGGCCCGTACAACTACGACGAGAAGTGGGTCTATTCGATCGGGCGCCCCGAAGCGGATGAAACAACGATCGACCAGTACGGAATCGGGACCGTCCTGTTGACCATGGGGTACTACGTCGAGCAGATGACGGTCGAATCCGTGTCGTCGTCCATCGCGGTGACCAGGGGCATCAACGAAGGGATTCGGTACGCGGTCCGGTACTTTACCGACAGCGGCCAGTTGTACTTGAAATGCCCGGACTACTTCGACCAAAGTGCCAGCTTCTCGATCGTCAGTGGCGAAGGATACAGCACCGATTTGGCGTTCGACGCGGCGGGACGGCGGATCGCCCACCTGCGGGTCGAAGTGTGGGTCCCCGAAGTGGCGCTGGTCGACTACAAGCGGATGCGGGTCCTGTTGGACTTTGGCCCACGCGAGGCGTTCATCCGGGACGGGAACGTCTATCCGACGTTGGACTAGTGCCCGGGAGTCTGGCGTGGTACTTTCCGGACAGGAGTACCGCCCATGTCTGGATTCATCCGTCGATACTTGCAGGACCCGGGACTCGCCGAACTAATGGCGATTGAGGGTGTCGTCATCATAGACCGCGAACCTGCGGCGTCGATCATAGGAACGGGATCCGGCACGGTCTGCCTGGTCGCCGAATTTGAAAAGGGTGACTACAAGCCGCTCGAAGTCATGGGCGGACAGGACGTGATGACGCAGTTCGGAGCGTTCGGCTTCGTCTACGACGGAATCGCGGGCAACCATCCGTGCGCGCGGGCACGATCGGCGGACGCCGCGTTGCAGCCCGAATACTGGAACGGTAACGGGTACGTCGCGATGGCGGGCAAGTCCTTCAGTCGGTTGATCCTGGTGCGGGTAGACACGTCCGTGGGCGCGGTATCGTTGTCGCGATTGCCGTACCTAACGGGCAATACGGACTTCACCTGGACGCTGGCCCCTTCCGACACGCTGGGCGTGATCGTGGATGGTGGGACGACGGACGTCGTGACGTTTACGGCGGCAGCGGCGGTCGTGACGTCGGGTACGGGAACGTATCCAACCACGTTCGTCGGCGGCGAGACGCTGGTACTGACGATCGATGCCGGTACCGACCTCGAGATTTTGGCTACGACCGTCACGTTCACGTCGGCGGACCAGACACGGACGCAGGTCATCAGTCGGATCAATACGGCGATGGGCTACACGTGCGCGGTCGCAGGAGCGACGGACGTCATCACGTTGAACGGGCGAGTGCAGGGGACGGCCGGTCATGTTCAAATCGTGTCGCTGAGTGCCGCTGTAGGAACGGCCCTGTCGCTGGCGACGACAACCGTCGCCGGGACGGGCAACGTCGGGAACATCACCGGCGTCACCTTCGCGGAGGTCGTGTCGATCATCGAAGCCGGGGCGGTAGGATCGCTAGTCGAACGGGACGCCGCGGGTGCGCTCATCATCGCGTCACAGTCGACCACACTACCGTCTTCGATCGAAATCGATTCGGGCGACACGACGACGACCGCGTTCGGATTCACCATGGATACCGAAGTCACGTCGGTATCGATCGGTGTCACGGGCACGTTGGGCGCTGGTATTCTGGTGACCAATACGGGCGGAACCCAAAAGTGGGTGACGGCCCAGGACGTCACCGTGCAGGCCGGAACAGCGGGCCCCTACACGGTACGGATTCGTCCCGCTACCGACGACGGGACCGAAACGAGTGCGTTGCCCGGAGCCATCACGACGATCGAAGCCATGCCGGAGTCGATGGGGTTGTGGGCCGTGACGAACGTACTGGCCGTGCAGGCAGCGATGACGGAAGCCCAGTTGGACGCGGCGTACGTCGAAGCCATCGATCGCACGCGCAACCCAAACAACGTCGTCCGACAGGACAACATCATCGTGAGCGCCAGGCAGTCGAACACGATCCGGTACAAGTTGCGGTCGAACGCGTTGGACGCGTCTGCCAAGGGGCTGTACGGGCGCATGGCGATCATCCGTCCACCCCTCGGAACGACTACGCGGGCGCAGGCGCGCAGCGATAGCGCGCAGCCGGGCGTAGGAGCGTATCGCGATCAACGCGTCGTTTACGCGTACCCGGGCGGCTATGTGAACGTACCCGCGATTTCGAAGCAAGGTCTGGCGGGCGGCGCGGGATTCACGGCGGACGGCAATATCGACGTCGGATCCGATACCTGGTTGGCCGCCATCATGTCGCAGTTACCCCCAGAGGAAAACCCGGGTCAGTTGACGAACTTCGCGGCAAACCTGTTGGGGATCGAGCAGGGCAACCCGGACGTCCAGGACATGACGATCGACGACTATGCGGCGTTCAAGTTGGCCGGAATCGCGGCGCTCCGCATGGACAACGGGGTGGCAATCTTCCAATCGGGCAAGACGTCGGTCAATCCGTCGACGTATCCCGGATTGCAGAATATCAATCGTCGTCGGATGGCGGACTTCATCCAGGACAGCCTCGCGGAAGGCCTGAAGGGATTCACGAAGAAGCTGAACAATCGAACCCGGCGCGGACTTGTCATCGGTACGATCGACGGGTTCCTGCAGTCACTTCGATCGCCGAACGACGCTGAACGGCAGCGCATTGACGATTGGAAAACCGACTACAAATCGGGCAACACGGCTGACACGATCGCGGCGGGGCTGTTCCGGGTCATCATCAAGGTTCGAACCCTACCGTCGATGGACGTCATCGTCATCGATACCGAGATCGGCGAAGGCGTTCTCATCATCAAACAAGCGGCGTAAAGGACCAACACCATGGAGCAGCGACTTTTAGGTCAAGACGTAACGGTTCGGCTCGTAAGGGACGGGGTGGTGGTGTCGGAGATCGTCGCCATCGGCAACTTCGACGATTCGGTCGACACCGAGATCAAGCAGGAGCAGTTCTTGGGCCGCACGTCGGACGATTTTTCCGACGTGTTCAGCGGCTACAAGGGTAATCTGGAGTTCCAGTCGGCGCGGTCGGGCTGGACCGAATTCGTCGAAGCCATTCGGGCGCGGGCGCAGCGCGCCGATCCCGGCATCGTCTTCAACGTCATTCGTTCGGATGTGTACGCGGGCGGGGATAGTAGCGTTTTCGTGTACCACGACGTGGCGTGGGGCCCTTCGAGCGCGTCTGTCGCTAGCCGCAAGGACTTTGCGAAGATGAAGCTGACGTTCGCGTGTAGCGAACGGACCGTCACCAACAACCAACTGCTGTAGTCCCTGCTACACTAGCGGTGCAGCGCCTCAACTTGCGTAATGCGGTTGGGGCGTTAGCCGTTGGGTGGTAAGGTACGGGTCGAGGAACCCGTACTATGACCGATCCATCCGACACGATTACCCCCGACGCATCACCTGGCATCACACACGACGCGATGGCGGAAGCCATCGAAACCCCAGTGCCGATGGTCCACAAGCTGGATCTACCGGACGCGACCGAGGAAGGCATTCCCGATTGGGTACGGGTACCACCCGGCATGAAGATCCCGCGAAACAAGCAGGTCATATACTTGCGGTTCCGCGCCGACATGACCGACACCCCGGCGAAGGGGGAACGGCAAGCCATCATATGGTCGAACAACTTGGGCGACCAGAAGTTGGCCATCATGCGGTCCGACCGGGACCCGAACAAGATGGCGGAACAGATGGCGAAGCAGATGCTGCGTTCGGTTGACGGCGCGGTAGCGGATTGGACGGGCGAACCCGGCATCGGCAACGTCGATGTTTGGTGGGACGCGATTGGCCCGAAGTGCCGTTCGATCCTGGATCGGTTGTTCGTCCAACTGCACGTCGCCAAGCAGGAGGAGTTGGCTGATTTTTTCGAGAATTGCGTCGCAGTACGGCTCGCGGGCGGCTAACGGTCGACGCGAACGGCTGGACGCTAGATCCCGATTGGGTACTACTGCGACTCGGGCGTCTACTGTGGCACTACACCGGAAACGCCAGTTGCGTCAGTTTCGACGCCGCGTTCCCCTTCATGTACAAGGACCCGCACGCGGCGCTTGAGGACCTGTATGACCGCGTGACGGCGATCGTTCGATACCTACGACAGTCCGTTGACTGGACGTGGGAGCTGACGCACGAAGAAGCCCAACTGTGGGAAAAATCCTTGGCGAAGATCATCCGTTCCGAGAACGGGGTAGGGGACGCGCCCACGACGGCCGTGCCCCATGCGTCACCGTGGGGCTTCAACGACTTCGACGCTGGTGGGTAGGACGGGACGTCGGATCGATCCGACGTCCCGTGGTACCCTAACGGGGTGGCCAACAACCTAGAAATCAAGACCAAGCTCACTGTCGATGACGCGGGCTCGACCGGCGTGTTGGCGGGGCTGAAGAAGTCGTTCGAACAGACGTCGCAGGCCCAGCAGGCGACGTCGGCGGGGATGGGGTTCTTCAAGTCGACCCTCGCGATGGCGGCTGGTACGTACCTCCCGCAGGCGATTGGGAAGATCCACGAATTCGGCGAATCCTTCCTTGACGCCGCCCGGGACGAGATGAGCGGTCGTAAAGCCATGGCGGGCATGATCGCGACCATGCAGAACGTGCCGTGGGCGAACGCGTCCGATCAGGCGGCGAATCTAGCGGGCCAGATGGACGAGATTGCCCTAAACGCATCGAGAATGCCAAACGATGTGAAGGAAGCGTTTCAGGTCATGTTGGAAGTCGGGGGCGCTACGGCGGAAAATATCGAAGCGTCAAAGACACATTTGACGGAACTGACGCAGGTGTCGCGCGTGCTCGGTATGTCGACCACATCGCTGGCTCGGGAATACCAGTTCATGGGCGAGGGGATCCTACGGACGCGTGGGACGGTATTCCAGCTGTTGCAGACGACCGGCATCTTCGGGGACAAGACGAAGGGGGCCGCTGCCGAATGGGCGAAGTTGACCGACGCGCAACGGACCGAACGCCTCAATACCGGAATGTCGAAGTTGGCCGAAAAGATGTCGGCCGCCCCAAAAGGCATGGGGGATCTGATGAACGAATTCCACGCCATGGCGGAGATGGCGAAGGAATCGCTCGGCATGCCGCTGCTAAACGCTCTGACGCCACAGCTGAAGAAGCTCGTTGGTTGGATGAAAGAAGGGCAGGGGTCGATCGAGGAGTTCGCGAAGTCGATGGTGGTGGACGTCAGCAAGTACGCTGAAGAAGCGGCCCGCGTCATTCGCGAGGGTTGGGCCTACATCCGGGAAAACAGTCGCGAGATCAAAGACGACATCGTGGCCGCGTGGGGATTCGCCAAGTCGGTCATCCAGTTCGCTATCGAACATAAGGAAGCGTTGGCGGTCGCGTACGGGGCCAAGACCGTTATGGGATCGCAGGTAGCCCAATCGGCGTTTGGTGCTGGTAAGGCCCTCTATTCGGCGGGCGCGGCGGGCGGCGTAACGTCTTTGGGCACGGCGGGCGGAGCCGCCATGGGGGCGGGGGCGTTGGGCGGCGTGGCCGCGTTGGGCGCGTTCGCGTTAGCGATCGGATCCGTCGCGTTGGCGGCGACACAAGGCGCCGAACTGATGAAGCAACTGGACGACGACGAGAAGGCGGACACGCGCGCTCGACATCAGTACTTCACCGACATGGCCAAGAAGGAAAATGCCGGGTACGAAGCCATGAATCAAAACGCGATGGATCACTTCGAAATGGTGAAAAGTCGATTCATCGCCGATTCAAAGTTGATTGGAATGTCGCGCGAAGAAGCCGAGAAGTACGCCCAGGCGGCGATGGATCAGCATCGAGCCAATCGCAACATGGTGGCGGGGGCGGAAGAAGCGGCGCGCCAAATTGAAGATAATGCCCGCATGATGCGGGGGGGCAAGGATGTGAACGAAGCCGCCAACATTGCCCCATTGGCTTCCGGATTCCAGACGGCCGTCGATGTGGCCGATACGGGGGCCCAGATGTACATCGCCAACTTGTTGTCGAAGTCGAAGGTGTTGCAAGACGCGTTCGTCAATTCGGCCAATCTGACGTCGTTGGGGTACGAGGCGTTGGCGGCCGCCACGAAAGATTCGGCGGGTGAGTTCTCGTCCCTGTTGACCGATATGGCGGCAGTAGCGGCCAAGCGGGAGAAGACGGCAGCCGGCACCCCGAAGGTGCAGTTCAACGGTGGGCAGACGTTCAAGATCCAACAGGACTTCCGGGATCAAGACCCGGACCGCATCGCCGTCGTCTTCCAACGGGATATTTTGGCGGCGGCCGAGCGCCGATACCAATCCGCCAGCGCTAGTCCATTCGGGACGTGATAGCGGGGGCCGGTCTGTGCTAGAGTTTTCCAGAGGTCGATTATGACGATGCCAGTTCTTCCCGCCCTGACCCAACCCGCAGGTGTCCCTGGTCCCTTGACGGATTTGCTGGACTCGCTGTCGGAACCCGACGTGGGCGAACTGTGTAGCGTCGCTACCGAATGGGCGGCGGGAGACCAGAGTGGATCGGAACTAGAAGACGACCCCGAAGCGTCGGTGACGACCAATACGGACACACCGGCAGATGAACCCTTGCCCGGAGACAATCCTGTGGAACACAGCGAAGGCGACGAGACGTTGGAAGAAGAAGCGGCCGAATCGGACGACCAGCAACAGCTAGAAGCCGACGAAGGGACAGAAAACTTCGACGGGCTACTGTCGCAAGTCCAAGATGAAGCGTCGAAAGCCGAAAGCTACACAACCCAGTTCGACGACTTGGCGGACCAGGCGAAGGCGGTCGAAGACGAAGGTGGCGATCCAGATGCCGTCGAAGATCTGAAGGACGAAGCGTCGGACTACACCGCCGAGATCGAAAGGTTGTTGAAAGAGGCGGAAGCGGCGCGAAAGGACGAAGACGCGGAAGGGATCGCGCAAGCGGGTCTGCACATCAAAGAGAAACTCGAGATCATCGGGACCTTGATCGAGCAGGCGAAGGTGCACGCCAAGACCAACACCCCGGCGGCGCCGACCGAAGGTTCGATTCCGAACGCCACGCCCGCCTTGGCGCTGTGGGCGCAGCGGTACGGGTCCGCCTAACCCGGGATCGATTTGATGACGAACGTGATACCCTAAAGGGGTGTCCACCAGTAGCCTAACGATCGAGGAGCTGACCGGTAAGAAGCGGAAGTTGGAACTGCGCGGGACCGCGTTACCGCTACGACCGGCGGCGTTCGGCGGCGAGACGACGTTGGCCACGCAGTTCTACCCGGGTAACCGTCGGGCGTCGCAACAGGTGCTGACGCCAAAGGTATCGCCGTCCGACTGGCAAGGGATGTGGCGTACGCCCGCCCTACTGCGATCCCCCTGTACCTGGACGTCCGAAGACGGCCCGCAGTTGATCGCATACGCGTCGAACCTGTGGGACATCTTTGAATCGATCCGCGAAGGCGGCCAGATGCTGCGCGTCACGTGGACGAACGAATCGACGCCACCCGTCATCCTGAAGTCGAAGAATGCGAAGACGGGGGCGGACGCCAGTCACAACGCGTCGCAGAACGCCGTTCCGCAACGCAAGCTGAAGGTCGTGCGACTGGGCCGCATCAAGACGTTCGAAGCACGTCCCGACAACCTGGACGACATCGCGTGGTCGTGCAGTTTCGATTGGATCGGCAAGGGCGACAGCGACCCGGCGAAGCTGCAGGACGTGTCGTTCGATTTGGTAGCGAAGATCCAAGCCGCCATATCGACGCAGGACGCGGTGCAGGCGGCGAACAACACGGCGTTGAAGGCGCCACCGACCCGATTGACCTTGGGCGACCTTGAGAACTTTGCCAAAGGCCCGTTCCAGACCTTCGACAGTTTCGCGCGGGCGGCCGATAGCGTGACGAGTCGTATGCACGACCTCGGCAATCTAGTGCTGACCATCCGCGACATACCGGCGTCGCTGATAGGGCGGGCGCTGGACGTCGCCAACTACGCGGTCTCGACGGCGAACAACTTCCTCGACGAATTGTCCCGAACCCCGATCGAAACAACGCAGAACCGAACCCGGGTGTCGATGTTGACCCGTTCGGCGGCCTACTACGGCGGCGCGATGACGATGGCGCAACTGATGGCGTCGGTAAACGCGGATGTCGCGCGGGCGGCGAACCGTCGGCGAAGCGCCGCTCATCCCAACGCGGCGTCTGGATCGCGCGTGGAAACGGGGGATTTGATTACCGTGTACCTACCGCGCGAAGGCGACACGTTGGGCAAGATTGCGGTTCGGTTTTACGGGACCGACACGGTGGCGGGGGCCCTCGCGAAGGCGAACGGGCTGGCGTCGTACGCGATTGCACCACCGAAGAGCAAACCGCTCATCATTCCGACGCGGGCGATCCTAGATGGGCTCGAACGTCGGGCGGTATGACGTCGGATCGATCCGACGTCGGGACGTGATACCCTCGCGGGGTGCCTAGCGACGACGTTGACCAGTCCTACTATCCATCGGCCCGGGTCCGGTTGTGCATCAGATTCGAGGACTACAACAACCCGAAACTGTCGAAACCACCGAAGTTGCCGGCCCATCTGCGCAAGGGCGCTGGGAAGTCGAAGGACGCAAAGCTTACCGTCACCTACAAGAACGGCGTGTGGGAACTGACGGGATCCGGGTCGAACCCGAACCGGTTAGGATCCCCGCAACAGCAACGGTCGTCGGCGGACGGCTTCACCCACTACGTGGACGGCATCATTCCGTCGAGGGCGACGCTACGGCACAACGGCATGCGGACGGCCTCGACCCTATCGTTGACCATACCGTTCGTCGACCTACCATTGGATCCCCGCAGCATCCGGGCGGTAGCCGTTCAATACTATTTGGGATGCGTCACGGCGGACGACTATCAGGCGGGGATCGCGGGTGAAGTCCGCACCGACGCGGGTGGACTGTTGGGCGATGGGATACCCCGTCACATCATTCCCGACACCTACGTCGACCAGTACGGAAGGGATCGCACGAACCTGCGATTCGAAGGTTGGATTGATGACTTCGAAGCGATGTTCCCGGAAAACGACGCGTTGGAAGTGCAATTGGAATGCACGGACAACACCCGGATTCTGTTAGAACAGGACGCCCCGCCACAACTGTCGGTCGAACCCAAGATCCCCATCGACCAAGCGATAGCGAACTACCTGGCCAACTTCCCGCAGTTCCAAGGATTGTCGGTGGTGTACGCACCGAAGATCGACAAGGCCAAGATCCCGAAGCTATCGACGGCGCTTCACAAAACGGCGATGCAGCCCAACAAGGGACCGACACCGACGGGCGGGGGCGGCGCGGCTGGCGGGGGCGGCGCGGCGTCGAAACTGAAGGTGTGGGACTACTTGACCGACGTCTGCGGAATGGTCGGCCACAACATCCGCATGGTCGGGACGACCATTGTCGTACAGCGCCCCCGTACGATGTACGACCGGCGATTCCAACGGCGCGAGGACGACCCCTTCACGGGACGCGTACTACCGTCTGGACGTTTGTTGTCGCGACGTCTGTACGTGTACGGGCACAACTTGACCGAGATGAAGATCAAGCGGAAGTTCACGACGGCTGTTCCGCGGAACGTCGAGATCCGGTCGTACGACACTTCGCGGAAGAAGACCCTCATCGTTCGGTACCCGAACAAGTCGGGGACCCGGATGTCGAAGCCGGCACCCGGTGACCAGAACGAGCAGACGTGGTGGGTCATTACCCGACCTGAGATCAAGGACGAGAAGACGGCGCGGGTCGTTGCGCAATCGATCTACGAAGCCCAGGGGCGGGCCGAACTGGAAGTACGCTGCATTACGAAGAACCTGGCCAGCTTCGGTGGTGGGAACCTAGATCCGGATGCGTTGGACATGTTGCCCGGCGACGCGATCGACGTTGAGATGGCATCGACCCCGACGGGGATCGAACGGGCGACAACGCTAGGGGACATCCAGACGGCGATGCGGGACCGTCCGAAAGAGTATCTGCAATCATTGGGTTACAGCCCAGCGTTCGCGGCGGCGTACGCGCAAGCGATTCGTTCCGTCGGACTGGTGACGACGTTCCGATGCAAGACGGTTGGTCTGGATTGGGACATGGAGTCGTCGGGGGTAACGCTCGACATCGAGGCCATGAACTACATCGAGATCCGCAACGATCAAGATCTAGAAACCGACGAACAGATCACACCGGCTGACGTGCAGAACGCGTCGTCGGTAGGTACGGGTCCGGTGACGGTAACGATCGATGAAGGTGTATAGCATGAGCATCACGCGCACATTGGCCAGGAAAGTAGTCCGCCCACTCGATTCCGCTACGGCGGCAGCCGGCATGGCCAGACCGGGCATCGATCCCCGTCAGTGGATCTCGTACGGCATCGTGCACGCGACCGATCCGAAGGACGTCGTGACGTTCGACGAAGAGTACGGTCAGCCACTGGTGTGCGTGACCCTTCAACCGTCGGACCACGCCGTCCACTGTCGGGTCGCGTCTACGGTGGCGGGGAACGGCGAGGGTGAGTACCATCCGTTCGTCAAAGGCGACGAAGTGCTGGTGGCGATCCCACAGGGGATCGAAGCGGCGGGACCCGTCATCATCGGGCGACTGAACAACGCGTTCGACAAGTTCCCGATGGATTCGGTCGCGGGACAGGACCCGACGACCAACACGTTCGCGTTCCGACGTCGGCGCACGCCCTTCATCGAGGAACTGTCGGGACCCATCATGCTGCGCAGCGCTCCTACGGGCGCGTTCCTGTCGATCGACCTAAACGGGGTCGTGACGTTGCGGGACGGTGAGAAGAACGCGTTCCAGGTATCGGCCGACGTGTTCGGTTACGTGTCGGGCGACGGCACCGCTGTCCTGCAGATGTCGTTGACGGGGCAGCAATTCATCATGCAGATGGGTTCGGCCTACATGCAGCTGAGTCACAAGTCGGCCGATCCGAATACGATATTGGTACCCGGAACGTTCGTCCTGGGATCGTCGGGCAACACACCAGCCGAACACGTCGCGACGGCCGAATCGGTTGTGATGATGTTCAAGTCGTTCTTGACCCTATTCGGAACTCCACTAGGAATCATAGGTCCGGCGTTGGACGCCGCATTGGCGTCGATCGTGTCGGCCACAACGGCAGGTCTAGCCGATACCCCCCTAACGGCGGCGGCGATCGTGGCATCCTTCGCGACGGCGATGCAGAAACCCCCGGCGGCTCCGATTCAACTCATGCCGGGGCTCGGGTGTGCCGGGTTCCTGGTAGGATGACGTATGGGCGCCGCACCACCCCCCGATCTTCCGACCCCGGCTGAACAAGACGTCGTACAGGCGGACGCTGGCTTCGCACCGTCGCCGTCCGGGGCCAGCATCTGTGGGTTCGGGTTCCCGACCTTCAGCTTCAAGTTTGCGTTCGTCCTTCCGAAGTTCCCCCCGTTCGACTTCCCACCCAAGTTCAACTTCTTCTTGGCTCTCAATTGTGACTTAGCTGAGAGCTTTGAAACCAAAATTGCATTTGGTGGTGGCCGCATATCTACAGGCGAAGACCCGGACGTCGACCCCGAGTTTGGGTCCCTTTAGTCCCGGACGGGCTGTGATACGATGGGCGGGTGACTAGGAGTGATCGACAATGAGCTGGGGATTCGGACCATGGGGCGTCACGCCGTGGGGCGCCACATTCACGCTACCCCCTGTCGTCACGGGAATCGCGTTGATCCTGGCCGAACCCGTTCGCGAGAACGTCGTGCGGTTGACGTTCGACACCCCCATCTACTTCAGCCGCTGGCACGATCCGCCCGACGCGGCGTTCGTCGATAGGTACGCCATCAGCGCCGACCCGACGGCAATCGGAATCGACGGTGAACCTAGTCGCCCCGTGTTGGTCGCGGACGTGAAACTGGTTCCCGGGGACGGAACGCAAATCGACGTCTGGCTGGACCGCGCGATGTCACCGACTGGATCGCAGTACACCGTCACGGTGACGAACCTGAAGTCGTCCGATCTGACCCTCGATATGGATCCGGACCAGTCGACGTGGACATTCTTGGGCGTGCATCAGGGGCTACCGGTGCCGGGCGCCGATCTGACCCTGGGCAATCGGGACTTCGCCAATCCGCAAATGCCAGGCGTCGGTGTAGCGCAGGACCAATTGGGGCATTTCATGATCGACGACCTAGGAGACTACGGAATCGACCAGGGGCTGGTGTCTTACAAGAAGCGGGTGTTCCGACGTCTGACGACCCGTAAGGGGTCGTTCCGTCATCTGCCGGGATACGGGGTCAGCATACCGCAGTCGGCGAAGAAGATGGCGCGGGCGAACTTGACCGACAGCATCGCGGCGGACGCTGAAGATCAGGTGAGGCAAGAGCCCGAAACCAAGAACGTGTCGGTGGTCCTCACACAGTCACCCGACGACCCGTCGCTGTTCATCTACAAGGTAACGGCGCGCACGACCATCGGCGACATCTCCGACTACACCGTCCCTGTTCCGATCTGAAAGGCTAACCCGTGGACAATTTGACGAGGCTCGATTATTTCGAAATTGGTCGAAACTACGTACGCACGCGCGCGAAGCGGATCGATCCAGCCCAGATCGACATCGTAGGTTCGGACGTCAATCTGATGGTCGGATCGGCGTCGTTCATGACGTTCGCCGTCCAGCGTCAGTTGGGCGAACGATTGAACGCGTTGTTCTTGGACGGATGCGACGGCGAAGACCTCGACCGGTGGGGTTACGACCGCTACCGACTGTTGCGCAAGGGCGCGGCACCCGCGCGCACGACGATGACTTTCGCCCGCCCGACGGCGGCGGCCGGATCTGGAAACATCGAATCGGGTCGGAAGTTCATCACGAAGGAGGGGATCGAATACATCCTCACCCAAACCGCCCTGTTCGGGTCGTCGCAGTTGACCACGGACGTCTACGCGCGAGCGGTGCAGGCGGGCAAAGATTTCCAGGTGGGCGCGAACACGATTCGCAAACCTTCAGCAGGGACCCTGTTCGACCCGACCATCGTCATCACGAACGTGGCGGCGGCGGCCGGCGGCGAGAACCGGGAATCGGACGATGTGTACCGGGAGCGCATCCGGGACTTTTGGCGAGCCATGTCCCGTGGGACCATCGGGGCGATCGAATACGGGGCCCGGGCTGTTCCGGGCGTCGAATCGGCATTGGCGACGGAAGTCACGGACAACGGCGTGCCGGCGCGACTGGTTCAGCTGTACGTGGCCGATTCGTCCGGCGTCAGCTCGGCGGCGCTAGAAGCGTCGGTTGACATCGAACTCGACGAATGGAAGGGCGCTGGCGTCTACGTCTTGTTGTCGGGCGGCTTGCCGCAAATCGTCGACAACATCACACTGCATCTGTCGTTCCAGGCGGGCGTCGACACCGCGACCTTGAAACTTGAAGTCCTGAACGCCGTGGTGGAATACGTGAACAGCCTGGGAATCGGGCAAGTGCTGTACCTGTCCGACCTGAAGTCGGTTCTGGTGCGGTTCAAGGCGTCGGGTCTAATCCCGGCCGACAACACGATCCAGAACCCGGTGGGTGACATCACCCCAATACAGTCGCGAACGTTGCGAATTAGGCCGGAGAACGTGGTGTTCGTCTAACGTCGGGTACCCAGTCGGTCGGTGACTAGACCCGATGCGCGTGATACCTTCGGCAAGTGACTTCTGGACCCCTGACCAACGTCGACTTGCAGGCGCTGTGGCGTGACGTAACCGACGAGGGCTACTGGCGCCCGCTAGTCGAATCACCGACGGCCCCATTGGAAGCCATCGAACAAGCGATGGCGCAAACCGAACGGTTGTCATTGGCCGTCGATCGCACGACGCAATCGATGTACATCTTCCCCTGGTCGGGGCAGACGGACGCACCGTCATCGGGCGAGGCGCAGGCTACCGTGTTGTTACGGGTGACACGGACCAAAGAGATCCACCGGCTCGTCGTTTTCGACGTCGGGCTGCTGATCTTGCACGTGACGTCTGACTACGGCGAAGACGGGGCTCAGTCGATCGCGACGGGGCGGCGGTACACGTTGACCGAACGCCAAGCGTTGCTACCCGGCGAAACCGAACTGTGGTTGCCTGCCGTCGCGGAACGACCAGGAACTGGATACAACCAGCCGTTACCCGGGACGATCAACGAATTCCAACAGCAAAGCACTGGGGTGACGAACACGGGGCAGGCCGTCGGCTTCACGACGCAGTTCGTCACGTCGACGGGCGCCGGATCGCAGTTGGACCCGTCCCACGTGTCCGGCTACTTGGCGTTGGATACGGGCGCGTTGGCGGGACAGCTACGGCAGATTCGACGGTTCGTCGGCGGTTCGCCCGTCGTGGTCGAGTTGGATCGGTACGTCGTATTCCGTTACGAATCGGGGGTAGGAACCTTTATCGTCGGCGAATTGATTCAGTTGCGCAACGCGATCGACACCGTAATGGGTACGGGCGTGCTAATCGCTGTCAACGCGGAATACATTGCGGTCGAACTGGACGAAACTTCCACCTTCGACGCCGATCCTTACATCATCTTCGGCACCGCGTCGGCCGCCTATGGTGTTTGGAACGACACCGTTCAACAACCGACCGTAACTGGCACGTCCGTGTGGCGGTTCTTGGATTGGTCCACCGATCTAGGCATCGCGGTAACGAACGCCGAATCACCGTCGGGCGGGCGCGCGGCAATGCTAGACGAATTGGGGTTTGAACGGAACGTTCCAAGGACGTCGTACGAACCCGACACGTCATACCGACAGCGGGTCGGGAATCCTGCCGACGTCGTATCACCGAACGCTATCCGACGGACGGCGAACCACATCTTGGCGCCCTACGGGTTGGCCGTTTGCTTCCGTCAGGTAGGATCGCGGCTGTTGCCCGGGATGTTCTACGACGCTGGATCGTCGCTCAACATACCCCAGAATCCGGACGTCAACTTCGCGTACGACATGCCGGCCGTACCACAGAACCGCAACAAGGTGATGTTCGATTTGGCGCACTTCCGGGGTTGGTTCAAGGTGGGGGTCCCCCCGCTCAACCTGGGAAACTTCGGCTGCGCGTACGACGTCGGTCCCGCAAACGCGTACGACCAACGGCTGACCTCCGCCAACTTCTTCGACGGGTATCCCGCCGGCAACGGTCGGGTGTGGGCGGCGCTGTGGTCGGCGATCGAACGTGCCAGAATGGCTGGGGTCCGGTGGGACCTATACATCGAGGACATCGGATGTTTTTAGAACGGAAAGGCTTTGGACATGTCTAGCGGTCAGCAACAGGTAACCTTCAACAATGCCGAGCGATTGGTGTCGGATGACCATAACCGTCTCCAAGACTTCATCGCGCGGGAACGCAACGAAATCATCCGGGCCTTGGTGCAGCAAACCTGGTCCCCCCAGACTCCGGGCGTAACCGTGCGCGACGATAGTGGTGATCTAGGCACACCGTTGACCGCCATCGTGCTGGACGGACTGGAGGCGATCGTCGACAACCCGGGGTACGTCATGATCTCGGCGGGCTGTCTAGCGGGGTGGCGCGGGACACCGGTCGATGCAGGCCGCAACAGCGGGTTCTTGGTCGTCGAATCCGCTGGCCTGTTGTCGTTGGACGCGGGAATGCAAATCTCAACCAACACGGGGTCGGTGGCGCGGTGTGACGTCATCGAGGTGGCGTTCAACGTCGACGCGACCGTGACGTACGAGAACCGGGACGTTTACGATCCGGGAACCGAGAACTTCATTCCGGAGTCGATTCAGAAGACGGCGCGCAGCGAGTTGATCTTCCGCGTGCGAACCGGCACACCCGGCGTAGCGCCCGGTGTAGCCTATGGGTGGTTGCCCTTGGCGCTTGCCATCATCCAACCCGGGGCGACACTGGCCCAAGTCGACTTCTACGACGTCCGCCCGTTGTACCGGGACATGCACGGAAGCAACAGCTACGAAGCGACAACCCAGGGCGTGACGTCGGTAAACCGGCGAAGCAATCACGAAATCAGCTGTGCCGGCGACGGCACCATCGCGGGTTCGCACTGGACCGGGTGGTGCGACGCCGAATACGGTCGAATGGACATCAGCGGGTCCCTTTACCGCAACACCCCGATCAACCAAACGGATTTGAGTGAATGGGGACTGACGACCACTTGGGTCGGGGGTGATGCCTACGGCATACCGTTGGCGGCCAATACGGCTGTACGCGGGGTTGGTGTCGTTGTGAGTCCGTACGACACGTTGATCTTGTGCGCTTGTTTCCCGACCCTAAACGCGAACACCGGACCCCTTCCGCGGTGCGTTCGATATTCTCAAGCGGCGGCGAACAACGTCACGCCAACACCAGCAAGGCGTCGCCCACGCGGTGTAAACGGGATCTTGCTGTGGGTATCGAAAGACCAAGAGGGAATCGACTTCACGTCGTACCGGTCCCTATACCCCATCGCCTTGTCGGCGCCCGGGTTCGACGGGTGCGTCGGCAACGTCAACTGCGTTCCGATCGCGGGCGCCGACATCGACAGTTGGGGAACGGGGGTTCGGGCGACCGTCACGGGGATTGCGAAGGGGGCGACCGTCCGCGATGGTGTATCGATCGTCCAAAACCAACTGGTCTACATCACCGACCTGTTGGGCCACATCAACTTCAGCATCGACGGCACGACCGAATACCCCGACGAAGGGGACGGGGCGGCCGTCACGAACGGGGCGTTCGACGACGACCTGGCGCAATCGGGTGATCGAATCGACATTGATGTCGGGCGACTGGTTCTATACCTATCGGCTACCGGGGCTGGATCTGCCGGTATTCACATCACCATCATCCAAGACGCATACGGTACCCCGTTACGGCACGTCCTATCGGAATGGTTCGATGTGACCGACACCGCGACGTACAAGACGAACTGGCAGAAATCGATGGTACTGACCCGTTCGGGCGTGTTGCGCATCTATATGGCGTTGTATTGCGGTTTGGGAACGGCGATCACCGTTGAACACTCGGTCGGCTGGGATACGGCTTGGGGTACGTATCGGCGTTATCGACTTTGATCCGGCCTACCGGGTCCTAGACGTTTTGGGAAAGGGACGATCAATCGGTCGTCCCTTTCGACGTTAGGTCGTCAAACGGAATCGTGATCGGGTTGTGGTACCGTTGTGGGATGCAGCGGCCACCCCCACCGCCAGGCGATCGGCCCCCACCCCCACCCGCTAGGGCGGCCGCACAATCGCAGACCGACATCGAGACGGCGGTCGACGCCCGGCTGGCCCTGGACCACTGCGATGAAATCCGGCGGGAGTTGTCGGCGTTGAACTTACGGATCATCCAATTGGAAACCCGGGACGCGGCCAGGGGCGAATCGAAGGGTCACCGAACCACCATCGTGGTGGCCGTCATCGGGACGGGCGGATCCCTCCTCGTCGGCGTATTGCTGTGGGCGTTGAACTTCGCGGCCACGACCAAGACGGAGGCCGTATCTAGATCGACCGTGAACGTCGATCAAAAGATTGCGGCCGCTGGTGAATCCCAGTCGGCCGCGTATTTACGGGGGGTCCGCGAAGGGGCGGACGAGGCGGTTGCCCAGCTGAAGCGCGAACGAGAACAGCAGGACTTGGTCTTGGTTCCGCGGAAGGTTCTAAAATCGAAATGACGCCAGACTACATCGATTTGCGTGTAGGCCACTCGCAAGCTTTGATGCCTTGTTCGCGGTCGTGCCAGCGGCAATTCCAAGATGGAATACGGGAACGCCCACGTATCAACAGCGGTGGTAGGAAGATCGGGGAATCGGACACCAGGTTCGACCGCGCTAGGTCCTTCTGTAGATCGACATCGTTGTCGGTATCGTCCGCGGAGGGATTCCGATCAATGGTCGTCGGTGGGCGTACGCTGACGTACCGGTCCGGGACCGAGCTAGGGTGAACCCACACCCCCAATAGCGATCCGAACACGATCCCGATTGCGAACAATACCGTCAGTGCGATGTAGTCAGATTTCATATTGATGTCCTGGGGTTAGAGTAGAATCAGTTCGGCGGCTCGCCTCAAACAAATCGCGGCATCTTGGTCGTTCAGGCCGGTCGATTTGGCAATCGCCACCAATTCGGAAGTCATTTCGATCCGCTTGGAAATGACTTCCGAATTGGTGGCGAAGTCGTGTTCCCATTTTGCACGATCCGGATTGGGGATCCCCCGTCGCGCGCACGCCCGGACTTCAATATCCCACGCGATTTCACGCGCTTGGTCTAATGGGGATTCGTGTTCGGTGTCGTACATGGGGGCCACGGTCACTATGGCGCGAACCGATCGTGGCTTGTGACGATACGGCCGATCCATTACGCTGCCCCTATGTCATCCCCCGTATTCACAACCACCAACACCGGGATCCAAGCCGTCGATAGCGATAGCCCCAACACGACGGAGCCGTCGGAATTGCGCACCTTCCCTGGACAGTCCGGGAAAGACACCCATCCGTCGTCGCTGTACGCCGTTCCGATAGGCGGTGGAATCACGCTTCAGGTTTGGGGCTACTTCGCCCAACTGAAGCGCTGGGCGAAGATTGGCGCGGCGACGGCCTGCGCGGACGACACCGTGACCACGATCGCTACCCCACCTGTCGGAACGCCGAAACTGTACGCCCAGGTGACGGTCAACACGGCCTGCACCCAGTACTCGATTGGATTCAAAGGAGCCCGCTGATATGGGACCACTAGAAGTACTCGAAAAGTCGTGGATCACCATCCTACCGACGACGGCGAACGCAGAAGCGTACGGCGAGGCCTACAAGAAGTTGCCGCGGGCGGCACGGCGATTGTTGGACCGGAAGGCGAAGCGGGCCCTCAAGCGTTACCGGGTCAAGAAGTAGGCGTGACGTCGGATCGATCCGACGTCGATGTATCTTTACCGGTGGGCCGAAACCGTTGAGCAGCTACTAGTAGCTATCATAAGAATAAGAGATGATATGGGGTGTTGGTCGGCTAGTTAGTTAGTTGGTTAGTGACAAGGCCCTAATAGATCGGCGCTAGCCGATCTGTGCGATTTGGAATCGGAATCGAATTAGCGAGCGGGTGGCTACGCCACCGCGCTGGGTGCGCAAACGAGCGCACCCGTGGCGGCCGTGATCGATCTAGTGAGACGCGAGTAGAAGTACCAACCACACCAGTCGCCCAAGGCGACCGCGCGGGCGCGAGACGGTGGGGACGTCGGATCGATCCGACGTCGGGACGAAGGGTGTTGGTCGTACCGATCGGGTTCGAAGGACCGCTCTTTTGATTCCGCGCCATAGTGGTTGAAGTGCTCACATTGGCAATCGACAACCGCGTCAGGATCGGAGAAGGACTGCCGGACGAACTGTGGGACCAAATCCGACGGGCGTTCACCTACGACAACCCGGACTACGCGAAGGCGTTGGTGTTCGGGTTTTACAAGCGGGTGCCGCGGTACATCGCGTCGTGGCAGGATCGAACGGACGCGGCTGGACCCGGGGGGCTGTCGGTTCCGCGTGGCGGATTGGAACGGGTTGAAGCGATTCTGCGCGCGGCTGGGATGGCGTACTTCGTCGAAGACCACACAACTTCTGGTGCCCGTGTGAAGATTCCGGCGTCGAATGTGGTGCCGTACGACTATCAGGATCGACTCATTGACGCGGCGATGGCGAAGTTCAAACTGGTCGATAGCGTGGCCATGTGGCGCAGCGTTCAGGCATGCGTTGCCGGGGATACTCAGATTGGCCTAAACCGGGGCGGAAAGTCGTACAATTTAGAGATAGCGGACGTGGTGCATCGATTCAACGGGGGGTCGGCTGGGAACAAATATTGGGATCCGTTGATCGATACGTACGTACGTGGAAGGGACGCCGAAGGTAGTGTTCGGTTGTTGCGCGTAATCGACGCGTTGTCGACTGGGAAACGGGACGTGCGACGGGTAATTACGGCGGGCGGGCTGTCGCTCGAAACGACAGATGACCATTTATTTTTGACACGACGGGGTTGGAAACCATTGAAGGCGTTGCGCGTCGGCGACGACATTTCGGTGGAGGGGGCGCCTGTCGAAGTCGGGGTGGATCGGGTACGACGTCGATACGTGCAGGGGTTAGATTGGCATCCGTACGCGGCACGGCAGAACGACGACGCGATGCTCGTACTTCGTCATCGGTTGGTGATGGAATCGATTTTGAATCGACTCGACTTTGACGATTATGTGGCCCGACTTCGGGCAGGTAAGGTCGAAGGTTTGTACTTTATACCGCCCGAACTATCAGTTCATCATATCGATGAAAACGGGAAGAACAACGATCCGTCGAATCTAGCGCTGATGACGGCTAAAGCACATCGGGCGTGGCACGGATTGACGCAGTGGCGGCACGTCAATGCCAGCACGATTTGGGATCCGATTCGAAGCGTTGGGGACCGGCGGTTGACCGACACGTACGACTTGGTGTTGGAAGACCCACATTGCTACCTAGCGAACCGGATCGTCGTGCATAACAGCGGAAAGACGACGGCGGCGCTGATTTTGGCTACCAAGATGCAGCTCAAGACGTTGGTCATCATCAGCAACGGGGTCTTGATGCGGCAGTGGTGCGATCGGGTCAAGACCGAACTAGGGTTCGCGCCGGGTGTCGTTGGTGGTGGGAAGTACGATGTGAGTCCGCCGATCGTGGTCGCGATGCAACAGTCGATGCCGAAGATGCCGAAGGAAGACGTCGACCGATTCGGGTTGCTCATCGGTGATGAGATCCAACTGTTCGCGGCCAACACGTTCCAAGCAAGCGTTGACCGATTTCCTGCCCGTTGTCGATTGGGAGTGTCGGGCGACGAACGGCGGGCGGACGGTAAGGAATGTTTGGTGTATGACCAGTTCGGATCCGTGACGGCTGAAGTCCTGGCGTCGGAACTGGTGGCGTCCGGGCGGATTCATGAGGTTGAAGTACGGATCGTACCAACGTCGTTCCGTTCGGATTGGTGGACCGCTATCGATTCGATGCCGCCCCGACCGGGCGAAGAGATGGCGAAGACGATCCAGCGGCGGGTTCAGGCGAAGATCCGGCAAGCGGAACGATTGGCGGCCGAACTAGGGGCGGACGAAACCAGGAACGCGACGATCGTCCAACTGGCGCAGGAATCGGTTGACCAAACGGGGCAGGCGCTGGTGCTGTCGACGCGGCGTGAGCACTGCCACGTGCTGGACGCGGCGTTGACGTCGGTCGGGTTGAAGTCGGGACTCTTGATTGGCGGCGCCGACTATCGGGATGAATTCGCTCGGACGCTGCGGGCGTTCGTCGCCAGGTCGATTCAGGTCGCGGTTGGGACGTACCAGGCCATTGGCGTCGGGTTCGACCTACCGGCGGTCGCACGTGGGATTTGCGCCGCCCCTGTGGCGAACAGTCCGGGCGGCGACAAGCAGTGGCGGCAATACCGGGGGCGGTTCGCCCGGACGACGGGTGGAAAGTCGGATGCCGCCATCTACTACCTGTGGGATCAACACGTCTTCGGACTCAAGACTTTGCGGCATCTTGTGCGTTGGAACGCGCGGGTGGTCGTTCGCGACGGCGACGACTGGATTCTCGCCAAACAGGGGTTGGAAAGGTCGGTAGCCGATGGTCCGAAGAAGAAGCGACACTCAGACGACAAGCAGTCCCAGCAACGCGTCATACCCGGGTTCGACACCGATCCCGAACGCGGCCGAAGCGCCTTGCCCCATCGTCGAACGCGCAGCGCCGTTAGATCAGACGACGACAGC